TTATCTTCGGAAGTTATTTCACCTCGTTCAACTAGAAGGTTTATATCATCGTCTGTTACTTTACCGAGTTTGTATTGAACTTTTAAGAATTCAACCATCATTATTTAGCCTCCCTAAAAATTTGCTCTAAAGCGTACTGCTCTAGTGCTTCTATTCGTTCCTCCAGAGTTGGTATATTGGCTTTTTGTTGTTCTTCCTGCTCTTTTAATTGTTCCAACTGCTGGAAGAATTCATCAGCTTCAATAAATTCTATCTCGTCTTCTGTTAGCCCGCTATTTATTGCATCCTGCTTCATTACTTCTATGTCGTTACAAGGTCCACTAATTTGGCGTTTATTGTCTTTCCTAATACAAACTTTCATAAATTCTCCTCCTTTAATAATAAAAAACTAACCAATATAATGTAACTGTAGCATTAACGCCAGAACCATATAAAGTCCAAGTTAGAGTAAGCGATGAGTCACTACGATTGCTTATTGTTGCTGTTACGTAGTTTGAACTACTACCAAGACGTACTAAAGTTGTAACAACACCGTATGTGCTTCCATTAAAATTTATACAACGCTCTCTAACAAAATCCGTCATTCCAACTGCAATATACTGAGTAGCTGGCGACTGAGTAGATGCAAAACAAATAATAGCTGCTGGTGCTCTACCTCTCGAAAGTGAGACGGTTTGTGTCCCAGATGTTGTCCCATCTCTTGTTACTACGACTACTTCCGGTAGAAAACCTATTGCTAAAGGCAACCAATCTCTCCAGTCGCTAGCATTATATTTTACTCTATACCAGGGCTTATTATTTGACGTTGTTGAATGCGGAAAGTAAGCTTGTAATACACCTGTTGACGTTTGAGCTACTAATAACATTCCATAGTTATATACACCCGTTGGTGCATTTATTCCTAAACGACTCACTCTATAAATACCTGGTTCTAATGTATCCCAATCAATAGTTTCTGAATTTAATGTCGTACGGGTATCTTTAAGTGCTGAATCTAAAACACTCAATACATTTATACCATTAAGGAATACATTACCGTTAGTTGCTTTAATGTATATGTCTCCACTATCTTCATTAATCATCTGTAGATGAGTACTACCGTTACTACCATAACCTATCCAGCCCTTTCTTCCTTCATTAAAACCTCTTGGATAATAACTTATATAATTATGTCCCTGACCAATAAGCTGCAGTGCGTTACCGTTACTATTAATACGTGTACGTCCACCTATATCAAGTGCTCCACCTTCTAATATTTTTCCTAAACCAATTCCAGTTTTTCCTAGTGATATTGTAACAATACCGGTTGATATTACTAAAGTAGTCAATGTTGTATAGAATTTATCGACTATTCTAAACCTAATATCATATGATTTGGTAATATCATATTGTTCTGAAGCACTACCTAAAATCTTATAACCTTCAAATCCTTGTGTTACTGTAAATGATTCTTTAGTTTCCCAAGTACTACTTGTCCTTTCTTTTACATCAATATAAACTGTAATTACATTTTTACTATTTAATGTATAAATATTAGAACCTTTATAATCTATACGAATATAAGTACCTAAATCATTACTACTACCATCTTGATTACTCCTACGAGCTTTTATACTATCAATCTTTGGTGGATTATATTCTAATACTGTGATATTTACTTCTTTTGTCGCTGTACGTCCACGGCTATCTGTTATTGTTGCTATAATTTTTAACGTTCCTTTACCAGTAATAGTATTTGTTGTTGCTGTTTGTGTTGTATAAGTTTTTCCATCTACCGTTATCTTATAACTAGTAATTGTACTTCCATAAGCACCTTGCGCACCAGTAATGGCTAGATTCAATTTTGATAGATTCTGTACATATACGCCACTGCCTAAACTTAGAGCTGCTACTGCACTATTTGCTTCTGAATGTGTCACTGTATTGAATGAAGGTACTACAGACGATGGAACATTAGTCTTTAAGTTTAGAGAAACTGTTCCTACTAAAGCAGTACCGTTGTAGGTATCCACGTAAATGGTACCAGTAGTGCTGGTTGCGTTTGGAATGTAGTTCATAAAATTCATCGGAACTGTCCAGCTTTGACTTGTTGCTACATTAGTTGCAATATTACCTGTATTTCCGTTCCAATTATATCTGATTGTGTGCGTCAATTTCGTATGTGCGCGACTGATACTTATTGTTACTGAACTACCATAATTAACAGATGATGCACTTAAACTTGCACTACTTGTTGGTATCGTTAAAGTTAATGTTACTGATTTCGTACCTATCAGTGTAGATCCACTGTAAGTATCACAGTAAATCGTACAGGTAGCACTTTTTGTGTTAGTTAAGCCATTAATCAAAGATGTTGGAACTGTCCAGCTATAACTTGTTCCTACACCAGTTGCTATGGTGCCGGATTGTCCTGCCACTGAATACCTAAGTGTATGTGTAAAGCTAGAGGAAGCTCTACTAATCGAAATTGTCACACTTTTTCCAAATTGTACGTTACTAGAACTAACCGAAACAGAGCTTGCCCTAGGAATTGTATCTAATGTAAAACTTTGTTGTGCTATGTTTACGGTACCGTAATACGTTCCGCTAAGTGTAGCATTAAGATCAATGCTACCACTTATTGTGATACTCTTGGTACCGTCAGCATTATGCTGAACGGTCTTAGTCGCGGTAGCCATCAGCTTTTTCTGGCCACCAGCAAGTTGCGCTGTATTTTCTGCGCTGGTGTAAGTAGTTCCGTCTATAGTAATACGTACTGTCTTTTTTGCACTTGAATAAATGGGATATCCTGAACCCATTGACTGTAAGTAAAATTTTGCAGTAATTGTTGAGGTGTTTGCTGAAATGTTTTGGGTTGCAGTCCATTCAATAAGAACTCTATATCCAGTCGAAAATTGATTAACTAATGAACCACTTAAAGCCAACTTTTCTCACCTCCTCTAGCCTACCCATCTTATTAATGTTATTTCATCGTTGTATTTTTCAATTACATGGTTGCCAAGTTTTATACTATTTAATACCTCAGCTTCTGTGATGAAAAGTTTCTGTGATGATACATAAGCAATTTCAGAGCCTGAATCCAAAAATGATAATTTTTCATTACTCAATAGCATTTTCAATGGACTATCTGATTGCCCTATTTCTAAACCATGACTTGAAAATCTAAATGTAGTTTTTAAATTATTTATATCTGCCCCTATTTCACTAAGACTTTCCTGGTATTCTGTAAATTTTAAAGTTAACTCATCTGCTGTAGCTTGTATTTCTGATTGAAATCTTGTAACTAATTCATCTTCTAAATCATCTAATTGTTCTGTTATACTAACTTGTAATTGATCTGCAGATTGCTGTACTAATGATTCAGCATATTCTCTTACTTGTCCTATTTCGGTAATAATAGAAGATACTTCACTTGTTATACCATCTACAGATGCAGTTAGTTGTGCTGTTTTTTCTTCTATTCTAGTTGCTATATCGTCTGTATATGATTTTGCGTTGTCTTCTGCGTTTTGTATATCTTCTTCTACATCTTCTGGTGCTGGTGTCCAATCTGTTGCTTTGTTGCCTTTTTCGAGTTTAACCCATTCTATAGTACCTTCTTCTTTCAATGATTTTAATATAATAGTTCTATCTTGATTATTTGCTCCAGTACTAAATGTAATAGTGTTATTGTCATCTAGAAATCCTACAAAACTATTACCTAGCCACACACCTATAAAATCATCAACTATATCAGTTTTAACGGATAATGTATACCATGTATTACTTTCTATATCTGCAGACAGGTTATATAATACACCTTTAGTATTATTAAAATCCTCTGGTGCTGGTGTCCATGGGGTTGCTTGGGAGCCTTTTTCAATTTTGATATTTCGGTATTCAATAATATCTCCTACGACAGGCTCTAAACCTGCAAACAGTATAAGCAGTGCATTTCTTTCTAGTTGGTCATTAGGGATAGTCATAGTAGTAGACACTCTTTTCCATTTTCCGTTAGTGTTAGGTATAATTATGCTATTACTACTATATCGATTAGCATGACCTGGTAGTTGTCTAATGTTAAATTGTAAAGTTGCAATATTTTCTCTAGTCGTTCTTACATCTAAAGATAATGTATATTCGGAGTTAGAATCGGAAAATATTTTGTTATCTGTAAGTCTATCATGTCCCCAAGCCCAACTGTTCCAATAGCCTTCTTTAACTACTTCTATTCTTCCGTATTCGTTATTTACAACTTCTCTTATAGTGATATCTCTATAATCTGTTCCAGTTAAAAATAAGGACCTACTATTCCTTAATAAATTCCTCCCCCACTCATCCCCATATATTTCTATTTCACCAACTGTGCCATCTGTTGGTATAATCTCCATATTAGGGAACTCAATTAGAGTATTAGAGTTAAGTATTAGATTCCTTCCTCCAACCTGAATATTATCCACAGCTTCTTGTAAATTATTATCTATTTCTTCCTTTGTATAAACTTCTGTTTTATTAACTTTAAGTGATATTTCACCTGATAAAGTTTGAATACTACTTTCAGCAGTTGTTAATCTATTTTCGAAATTTTGCTTATCGGTTTCATATGTTTGATTACTAACCTTTAATGCAATTTCATTAGACATTGCTGAAATTTGTGATGTATGTGTATCTAATTTTTGACCATGGTTATTTACTGTTTGTTGTAAAGTATTAAATAAAACATTTAATGCTGTGTTATCTATTTCTATTTTCGATCCATCAATTTTTGTTGTTCCTTCATTAATAGATTCAACTACTTTGGAAATATTTATTTTAACTGGATCTAGTGAGCCATCTTCAAGCTTGTTATATCCATCAGTAAAACCTTCATCTGTTAGTCCATCTTGTGTAAGTAATACAGTTTTGCCATCAGCACCACGTAAAACTAATGAAGCATCATTATTTTCATCTACACCTAGCATGATACGTTCAAGTAATTGACCATCAGCTTGTAGGTCAAATATTTGTAGTTTATTACCCTGAAACTTCATTTGTCCATTTGGGCCAGCTATTGTAACTTTAGATGTATCAATAGTACCTGCATTAATTTTGTTAGCGTTAAGGCTACTTATTTGTGCATCTCCAATAGCACCATCTGCAATAATTCCACTTCCAGCAGTGATAGCTCCAGTTTTTATATTTTCAGCTGTTAAGTTACCTGCTAAGAGATGGTTAATACTAGCTATATCTGATTCAAGGGCAGTAATATTAGCTTTAGCAGCATTAAGCTCATCTACATCAGCTTTATTAACTTTTAAATTGTCTATTTCAGCATTGGTGGCTTGTAAATCAATTATATTAGCTTTTGTTGCATATAAATCATTAATTCTTGCCTCATTCGCTCGTACAAGATTAATATCTGCTTTATCAGCTAATATTTGATTAACTTCCAATATATTTAACCTCAAATCATTTAAACTTTGAGTTATAGTTTTGCTTCCAGTGCTTCCTGTAGAACTTATTTTATCTTGTGGGGCGTTAGCCCTTAACTCACTTTTCAATCCACCAGTATAACTGATTTTATGGTAGACAATAGGGATGTTTCTTTCTACACCAAACCTATCTATTAGTTTAATAATATCCCCTACATCTAAATGAGGTAATCCTTGTAAGCTACACTCATAAGCTATATAAGAAATAGGAAAAACTCTATCATATACAGTTTTTAGTTCTTCCGTAGTAGCAATGGAACTGTTTTTAATCTTTATAGTAAAACCAGTATCATTTCCATAGGTTAACTCTTCTTCCTCTTTTTCAATTGTCAATCTTGTTAGCTTCACTTCATCATCTGCAAGTAGTTTAAAATTTTCATAGTTATCAGTTTCAAAGTTAGTAACAGTTAATTTCCTAAATTCAATTTCTCCTAGCCTATTTGTTACTACATTTCTTCCCAATAATTCTGCTACAATAGATAACAACTCTCTAACAGTGTTAGGTTTTTCTTTTATTACTATATTATCCAATTCCTGATTGGCAAATTTAATCCCTTGTGTTTCAAGTTCTGTTTTTATATTGTTCCAAGTAGTAGGAAATGTTAAGCTGGTTTCATAAGGCATATTTTCTAATGAATATAGTACATCATATCCTACCAAAGACACTGTTCTTTCTGTTTTCACTGTGTCTGTAGGATTTATCCTAAACACACCCATAGGAATGAATTCAAAATTACCTTCTGATATTTCTATCCCTATATATGGTTTTAGTTCTTGTGTAGTAAATACTGGCGGTATATTATCTTTTAATAACTTTACATTTATCTTACTAGCTACTGCTCCACCTATAGCTGGAATACTATCGTTACCCAGGGAATATTCCATGTCCATAGAAATTATATCTTCATTGGTAAGTTCTATATTTCCTATATACAGTTTTCCCCTTATTACCCTATCATTTTGTGTAACTTTTTCTAAAAATGATTGTGTTACATCATACATGTTAATCACTCCTCTGTTGGAGTTTTATTATACCTATCTATTTCTCAATAAAGTTCATAGTCAAGCCTTCCCATATAGGTTGGCCATCTCTCATAAATAACATTGGCATTTGTCTATCCCCAACATAGAATGTCTTTGTGGTTTTCCCAATCAATGGATCCCAATATTCAACGCTAAAAAATATATCCTTTACTGCATTTAATATTGTAGATACCTCGCCTTGAGTTAAAGGTGGCCACTTACAATTTAATTTTCTTTTAACTGCTATTCTGTCTCTATTTAATTCTCCTTTTGCATTTCTATGTGATTCTCCGTCTAAATCAAGAATCTCCACCTGAAATTCAGATGGAGATTTTACAGTTACATTATTTATTTTCAGCATTTTATTATCACCTCTATAAATCCAGGAGTATTCTTCCTTCTTGTTTTTGTAATGAATTTATAGAATTTATTACTACTCTACCTAGTTTATTACCATCTACAATTAAATTTACTTCTATTGGTCTGTCTGAAGTAGTTGCATTATTTCTTATCGCTTTATTTACTGTTTTTTCTATCATACCTAGTAAATCGTCAAGTGGCGACACTACCTCACGCCCCCCTGGATTGTCTCCAACAAGGGCTAAAGTAGGTCCATTTGTAATTCCACCTTTTGCAAGTGCTGGTATAGCCGCTAATCCTGCTAATCCTTTTGCAACATAAGGTATTGCTTGTGGTGCTGTTAATGCTAATGCTGCTCCACCTATAATGATACCTGCTGCTATTGTAGTTTTAATAACCATGCTTTTATTCTCTCTAAACCATCCGCTTACTCTTTCACCTAAACTGCTCATTAAATTTTTAAAGTTATTCCAAACTGTAGAAAACCCACTAACCATATTGTTTACAAATCCTCTTGCAGTTTCAGCAGCTGCTCTTAAAAATCCACTTCCAAAAGCTCTTAGATTCTGCCCTACACTATTAGCAAATGTAACAAAATTTCTAGCAGTCACTCTAAAACTCTCACTAAAGTTTCCAGCAAAAGTTCTTGCTGTTTCGGCAATTACTGCCCCTACATTTCTACCAAAAGTTTGGAGGTTATTCTGTACTGTAATAATAGTTGTATTAACATTTTTCCCTACGGTAGTTAAGCCACGATTTATATTACTAATTAATGTAGTAGCAACTCCTGCTGCAATAATTCCAACATTAGTTCTAAAAGTACGGAAATTAGATTCAATTGTTCCCCATGCTCGTTTAAAACCTTCCATTATTCTACCTGTTGCAATTTCTGTATCTCTTCTTATGTTTTCCCATACTTTTGACATTTCTCTTTGCAAGGCAGTTAATTGATTAGCTACATTAACTTTTATTGTGTTAAAAATATTTGATGTTTGCAATTGCATAATTTGCAACGAATTAATATATTTACTGTAGTTTACCGCAGGAATTGGTGGTGGATTTAACCCCCAGTTAGGTTCATATATTGGATCTGGTATTGGAGCAAATACAGGTGCAGGTACATATATTGGAACTGTTACTAGTTCTTTAATTCTATTCCACCAATCATCTAACCAAATAAAAAAACCTTCCCATTTACGTTTAGCTTCCTCTATTCCATCATCTACTTGTCTAGTATCTATTTTTGTGTTTATCTCACTCTTTACTGGTGTAAATAAATTTCCTAATCCTCCGCTTGTACCACCACTACCACCACTACCACCAGATGCCAAATTCTGTTGAAGGATATTCAATTCATCAAATGGAGCTAATGCTTTCTTAGCTGCTTTCGCTGCTTTTCCTATTCCATCAGCTAGTTTATTTTGACCTTTTCCCGCATCTATTGCTGCATCTGTTAAATCATCATAGTTATCTGCTAAATCTCCGGTATTCTCTATACTGCTTTCTACACCTATCTCTCTGCCAGTTATCATTGTATAAATTTTACCTATAGCCTTCGTTATCTCGATTAATATCTCTAATGCTCTATTCAGAAATTTAACTACAGGCAATAAAACCTCTATTAACGCCTTACCAATCAACGACATAAACTCTTGCCATTGTTCTTTGAGAATTTTAACTTGGTTTGCCCATGATTCTGAAGTCCTAGCAAAATCCCCTTGTGCGTCTCCAGTAACCGCTAATAAATAATTATACCTTAGCATTGTTTGCTCTGCTTGTGTCATTTCTTTCCATGCTTTATTGATGCCTTGACTTAAAGCAAAAGCCTCTAGGTTAGCAATATTCATGTTAATTCCTAATTGTTTAAGAGGTTCAGTTTCTCCACTTATACCAGCTCTAATCTTTGTAAAGGCTACCTCTGGATCTAAATTATAGAATGATGCCATATCTGCAGCCAATTTTGTGAGTTCTATGGACATGTCTTTTACAGCTTCACCAGTTATACCTGATGATTTAAGCATTGCTCCCATAGTAGATGCAAATTTCTTTGCTGATAATTCGGATAAACCGAATTGTTCTCTGGCATTAGCTGCGAATTCATCAACTTCTTTAGCCATATGTCCAAAAGTTACATCAACAACATTCTGAACTTCTCTTAAATCAGATGCCACTTCAATAGATGCTTTTCCAAAATCGACTAGTTTCTTTGTAGCAGCAGCAATTAACCCTACTTTTGTCAATTTCCCGAGGTTAATACCCAGCCCTTCTGATATTCCCTTAAAGGTGCTATTTATGCGGCTCTCAAAACCCTTTAAACTCTTTTCAGTTTTGGATATTTCTTGTTGGATACCTGAGAAGTCAGGCTCCACCCCTAACTATGAAGTTGGATTTTGCCATAGATAGAGACCCCTCCCTTCTTCGTAAAATAAAAAGCACTAGCTATTTAGCCAATGCCTTTATGTATTCCTCATAATCTTCTATATAACCAACAAATTGAAACTTATCCTTGTATTTTTCTGTAACTCCATTGTAAAACCAATATCTTGTTATGTGCTCACCTTTGTTCTTAAAGTAGTCTATGCCTTCTTGTGCATAATCAAATTCGTATTTTTGGTTTTTGTATATAATTACTGCCTTCCTTGCCATTCCATTTTTAGCCCCTGGATTAGCAACTTTCTTTTTCCATTCCTCATATTCTTCTTCCGTCATATAATCTTTGATGTTTTTTCCATACATAGGATTGTTTTCTCCTAATGAGGCTTGTCTTAGTTTTTTTAATGTTTCGGGCTTTAATTTATCTTTAGTCATTCCATATCTAGGATTGTTTTTACCACTCAAAGACTTGCTAAGTTTGGCATTTCTTCTTGCCATTTGCTCAGGTGTATAGTTTTTCAATGGATTTATCCCTTTTTTAGCTTTGCTAAGATTCCTACAATGCTCTGGACTTCTTTCTGTTTGCCTTACCCCTAAACCTCCTAGAGACTTATTATAACCTTTTTCTTTATTGCAAGTATCATACTTTTCTATATACTTCATTTCTAACTCACAAAGAGTTTTCATGTCTTTTACATTTTTCTCTAATACAACTACTTCAAAATTTTCTTCTCCATATTTCGCTATAGATTTTCGTAAATGTGGGTTATGATGATTTTTTATACCATGTGGGTATCTTTCAGCAAATGAGTTTGTTGTTATTCCTATATATTTTTTGCCATTTATTTTGTTTTCTATTGAATATACTATCATTTTATTTTCAATTAATTCTTTGTTATATTCCACTATTCTTCACCCTCAAACCAAGTTCTTATGAACAATTCTTTTTACAGAGTGCCTAAAATAATAATGAATATTAAAAACGCTAATACGCTAATTGCAATAAATTTTATATCATTTCCTATTTTTCTTTTCTTAACTAAGTTTACAATCAAACTTACAATTGATATTCCAAATAAAATTATGCTATCTAGTGCTAACAATGTTAAAACATCTGCTAAAGTTATTCCTACTGATAATATAATCACGATATTTATAACTAAAATTGCTATCCATACCCATATATTTTTCTGTGGTTTATATCCTTCTTGTTTAATATATTTAGGCTCTTTCGGATTAGTATATAAATTCCCTACATCTGGCGAACCATAAAGTCCCATAATAAATACCTCCCCTAGGAATATTCTATGTTTTAAGTTTACAGAATATTCCTAGGAATTGCAAGTTTTTACTTCTCCACCAAATAAAGCATTTAATACCTTAACTTGAACGAACATTTGTTCATCTGTCATTATTTTCTTTTCCTTCTGCCAATCAATTTCTTTTAGTATTTCATCAAGTGGTTTTGGATGGTCTTTTTTCTTCCCTAACCATTGAATAGTCCATTTTGCGTTTAGATATGCAATTGCAAGTTTCTCTTTAAATTCATTCTTCTTATTTTCATGATATGCTTGAGCGTATATATTCAACTCATATGGTGTCATTTCCCAAAATTCGCTTGGTGGTATATCAATAAAGGCAGCGAATTCTAATGCCTTTTTAGTAGTAAAAAATTCTTTTTCGCTGCCTTCTATTTGTTTTTTTCTTTTACTTCCTCCTCATCTAAGCCAAAGGCCTTATTTATAGCTTCCATCATTTCTGCTATCACTTCTCTAAAATTAGAATATTCATCTACTAAGTCCATAACTTTTTCTGGCGTTAAATTGTTATCTTCATGTACTAATCCAGCCCATATTAAAATAGCTGCTTCTTCCATGGTGAGGTTTTCATAATCTATTTTACCAATGGGTTTTTTAAATTTCTTTTCGATTAAGGAAATAGCCTTCATTCCATATTTGAAATTTCTTGTTTTATCTAATTGTATTGGGTAATACCTCATATCAACCTCTCCTTTAACCTTTTATTAATTTTGAATAGGATTTTGTTTAGTATTTTTACTACAGGTAACAATAATTTTTTAATCATTTTCTTGTCCCCTTAATTTAAGAGTAAAAGGCTAGAATCAATTCTAGCCTTAAACTCCTGCTCCAACTACCAATGTAGGTTTACCTGAAACTTTGATTGTAGCTGAAAAACTCAATGGATCTTCTAAGTCTGCTGATGTACTGAATCCAGTTACTACACCCTTAAACTGCCAACTACCCATATCGTTAGGGAATAGAATTGTAAAATTTTCTGTGTCTCCGCTTTCAAACAAGTCGTATAAGTCTTTTTGCCCTTTTCCAGGTTCAAGTTCTAAGTATCCTTCAAGCGATACCTCTCCTGCGTCTTTAAATCCTGCTATAAACTCTCTATAAGCTCCATCTGAATTTAATGTTGTTACATCTATAGTATCAGCTGACAATTCAAGCCCACCTATAGAAGTAAGTCCTGCTACTGTAACAGGAATATCTGTTCCAATTTGTAATTTTGTTCCTAATGCACGTTTAACCATTATCTATACCTCCTCAAAACATATAGTAAAATCAATAATCCCTCTATTAACTTTCAGCTCATGCTCATACTGTTCTGTAATATTGTTAATATCTAAATCTTCAATAAAAAAACTGCTATCTTTGCCTATATGTCTTTTAGGCAAAGATAACAGCAATTCTTCAACTTGCTTTCTAACTCTTACCATCTCTGAATATCTAGCAGCCATTATTGAAAACATATAACTTAAATATTGATTACCAGTATAACCTTCAAAAGTTTTAAGTCGTTTAGTGCTAATTCTTGCATAAACTAAATAAGGCCCCTTCGAGCCTTCTGGTGCATTGGTAGGAAATATGTTATCTTTTAACTCTGGTATAGCTTTTTCTATTTCATACCTTAATGCAGTTTCCATCTAGTCCACCTTCTTATATGTGGTGATAAATATATTTGTTAAACCTGTAGATTCTCTTATTATTCTTTCTTCATCTAATGTTGACATATCAATTTCTTCTACTTCCTCGGATATAGAAAAATCTCTCACTTCATCTACAGAATCTAGAAAATCATTTAAAATCTTTTTTATAGTTTCTTTATCCACCTGTTTCACCTCACTTTAGATTAGCCTTCGCTATTTCAGCATCAATTTTCTTTTTCATCTCTGACACTATTGTCTTTTCTATGTTTCTTGTATTCTCAATAAATGAGTCTCCTATAAACCTATAGCCAGGAATGTATTTCCCATCCCTGGCAAAGAATCCATACTCTTGTGAATATGGATAATAAGCTATCTTCCTTGCTCCTTTGTGTCCTGATTCCCCAGGATTCTTTACAGGTTTCTGAAATATATGGTTCATGTTTCTATCAAATACTATCCTATATACTTTTTTACCTTTTTGCCTGGATCTTTCACCTACCATTTTAATTCCTTTTTTAAGTGCTCCAGTTTCATATGGTGCTGATGCTCTAGACTGTTTAAGGACTATATTCATAGCTTTTCTAGAACTAGCAGTTACATGTTTTTGTGGTACCTTTCCTAGTCGTTTTAGGGATTTTTCCAGTTCATCCATGCCTTCTACTCTGAAATATACTCTGGCCATCTATTTCACCAGCCTACAATAACATAGCAATTCCCTATTCAATCCTTTGACATTTACTGCAGATAATACCTCGTATATATCATTGCCATGCTTAATTCTCATGTCGTTTGTAATACCAGGTACATATCTCATATTGAATTTTACTTCTACCTTGCTATCAGTAGTATAAGCAGCAAAGAACTCATTACCAAGTAAAGGTTCCATACTAGCCCATATTCCTTCTTTGAAAGGTTGCCAAGTGTCAGTAGGCTCTCCATATTCATCTCTGCCTTTAACTCGGCGTAAGAAGTCTATTCTGTGTCTATAATCTCTCATCATTCAGCACCGCCTGTATATTCAATAGATAGTGTTAAATGTTGTTTAAGACTAATATAAGACTGCTCAAATCTTTCAGCTATTTTAGTATCATCATATCCAAAATGAGCTTTACAATATATGATTACAGCCCTTTTGATCAACGGGTCAGTATCTATAACCTTATCCTTGTGTACTCCACTCAATATTAAATCTGCTTTCGCCGCTTCGATTAAGTCTTTTATTTCGTTATCTAAATCATTACCGCTTACCCTTAATGCATCTTTTACATCTTGAAGCATTTAATCACCGCCTTTGAGTAACAACTCAATAAGCTCGGCTTTTGTTTGTCTTGGGCTATATTCAATGCCTTTGCTCCGCAATTCTTTTTCAATTTCTTTTTTAGTCATAAACTGGTAAGCTTTTTTCTCAGAGATATTAATAGAGGGTGCCTCTGGCAGCTCACCCTCTATTAACCCTCTATTTATTAAGTCTCTTATTCTTTCTTGGTCATCAGATATGAATTTATCCCCTGGCTTGTATATTTTGCGTTTATTGTACTTATCCCTAAAATGCTGTAAAACTTTATACATCTAATTCACCTTAGCCTACTGGTAATGCTTTTCTTACTAGAGCAAAGGCTTTTGTTGTTAGTGGTGCTCCATCGATTATTGCATATGCCATATAGTCAGTGTATCTAGCTTTTACATGATCTTCAGTGTAAATAGTCATGTTTTCATTTACGTTTATTGCATATCCTCTGCCTACATTTGCAAACAATACTGCATTATCGGGTACGCTATCGTCTTCTTTAACTGGTAGTCCAAACATTCTTCCTACTCCACCTAGAGTAACATCAGGAATAAATAATGGTCTTCCTTGTGCATCTTTCAAGTTAGCAAGTACATTCCAAATTACTGAAGATTTTGCATATATAGCGGCTCCAGTCTTGTAAGCAGATTTCATTTGACCCATAGCTTTAGTTAAGTTTTCGTATGCTAGTTCATCAACATATTCTATAATTTGTGGAGTATTTACTTCTGCTTCAAGCGCTGTAATTATTCCTAGTGGCTCTGGCTTGAAGGTATCTCCTATACCAGGCTTGCCTTTACCAGATACAACTCCTTTAGCTAATGCTGCCCCCATTTTTTCTGCTAATAAGCTAGTGATATATGGGATAAATCTTTCTATAGACATCTTTCTTAACTTCCAGCTGATTGGTATAGCTTTAGCAAGCTCACAACCAGTCAAGTTAAGTTCTCCAAGCGCAAATTCTCCATCTGCTACTTCGGTATCTTCATCATACCAAGCTGCATCATCACCAGAATCAGTTTCTTTGATTATAGTCATATCTCCAGGTACAAATGTCATATTTAAGTCATCAATTATTGGATATAGTTCTGCTGCTTCCTTCCAAATATCCTCTGCTACGTTTTCAGGTATTACTACTGCATGAGTATTAGCTGTTTGTATTGAATTGTGGAATCTAGTATTTACTTCGTTGAATACTACTTTTTCATCTTCTGTTAAAGCCATGCCCATCATATATTTTGCCCATGCTTGTTTATATAGTTCCTTTTCGTCTACTTTCTGTGTAACTTGAACATTGTCAACTGGTCTAAGATCCTTTACATCTACTGAATTATTGTCTAGATTTATTCCTGTTACTTTGTCTTTTAATGCATTCATGTTAGCTTGTGCCAACTTGATTTCTTCCCACTTGTTGTCTAAATCCTCTACTTCTTTCATCTTTTCCTTAGCCTCTTCAGTCTTTCCTTCAGCAATAAGCTTTTCAGCCTCTGCTAGTAAATTATTTCTCATTTCTAAATATTCCTTTTTATTCATTATCAACCTCTCCTTTCAATTTTAATAAATTTAATTTTGTCAATAAAATATCCGCCTCTTTTTCTTGTTGAGAATCAGGCGGATTATCGTTTGGATCTTGATTGTCTTTTAAATTAAGCAAGCCTTTTGCTTTTAGACTTCTCATTTTATTGATGACATTAATAGGAAGCATTGTTGACTGCTTTATACTTGCTGTTAATCTAATTTTGCCATCATTAAACATAATTTCATCAACAAAGCCCTTTTCTAATGCCTGCTGTGGCGTTAGCCATGTCTCATTATCCATTAGATCTAATAATTCTTCTTTGCTCATGCCTGTTTTTAATAAATAAGCATTAGCTATTGTACTGTTATAATCCTTAAGTACCCCTGCTTCATGTTCAAAGTCTCTATAATCTCCTCTAGCTTGTGATTGCACATTGTGTATCATTATTTCAGCTGTCGGAGATATTAGAACTTTTTTACCTGCCATAGCAATTATACTTGCTGCACTAGCAGCTATGCCTACTATTTTTACTACTACATCATTTTTGTATTCTTTTAACATTGTGTATATCTCAGAGCCTGAAAACACATCACCTCCTGGGGAATTGATTATAACTTCAATATTTTCTCCATTAGCTTCTTCTAAAGCTTTTTCTACATCTTTAGGAGTAGTATTTTCAATGTCAAATAGGTCATATATCCATTTGTAGTCATTCGGTATAATTTCACCTTTGATGTTTATTTTCTTTGGCACTTGTTCACCTCCTATTCATCTATTGGTCTAGTATCTAACCTTCTAACTGGTACATCCCCGCCATCTATAGGTGCGTAATGTAGTATAGCTCTTACTTCGTTTGGAGTCATTATTCCTCTGTCTACGTATTGTACTAAGTTTAGTTTTGTTTTCATACTTGCAAAGGTTAGATTACTGCTTTCAAATATTATCTCATTTCCAAAACCTCTCTCCCTTCTAGTAAATAGTTTTCTAGTATATTCACCACTTAGCTGTAAAGCTATTGGCTCTATACTTGATTCATAGTAACTGATCCATTCATCCTCTGTATAAGTTCCATGTACTATTTTTTCATTAGTATTGAAAAATGCATAAATTCTTTTTATTGTTCTATCCATTTGTGCTGCGTTAGGTACATAATCTTTAGGTTCTACTTGAATTGCGTCTGCTTTTGCATCTGTTGCTGCTACTCCTACAGTTTCACTTTCAACATCAAGGTACGTTTTTACAAATTGCTTAGCTTGTTTTTCTAAATCTTCTGGTCTTAATGTTTGTTTAAATACTAATAACCATTTTACTATATTTGAATTTTTAATTGCTTTTATAATACCTTGATCTGTAGTATTCACTATTTCCATCAATGAAGTTAAAGCCTCTATTGGACTATCCCCAAATATTTCGTTTGTATTGAAATCTTTTCTTAAATGAATTATATCTCTATATCTAAATACAACTATCTTGCCATTTCTTAAAGTGAATTTAAGGTATAGTTCCCCTTTGTTATCTTGTAATGCTTCTGCTGCATATGCTGTAATTGGATAAATACCTATAGGATAGTCATTTTCATCTCTATCAATATAAGCAAAGGCGTTATTGTTTAATTCAAGTTGTACCGCTAATTTTTCTTGTAGCATCTGCCCTGTCATGTATGGATTAGGTTCTTCTAATAGAAATCGCATATAAGGTTCAGGATTTACTTGTATTTTGCCTTCGCTACGTCTTATATGCTTACCTACCAGTTTTCCTATAGCTTGTGCTTTAGGTCTTATTGCTGCTCTTACGATGTCAGAGTGATAGAGATTACCATTCCATGAGTAGAACCCATTTCCTTCGTCTACTATCATTTTGTATTTTGTTACTGTTATTAATTTGTTTCTAAATCTATCAAGTAGTCCCAATCTTTCACCTCCCCTTTATATCATGCTTATATACTCCTCATAATGCCTTTCTAATGTTACATAAGCACATAATAAACTAACAGTACCATCTATTCTTCTTCTTTGATTACTAGTTTTAACAGGTTGTATATTATCATTTTTATCTACATCTATAGAAGTATTACTCAAACACCATTTTAGAATTGGATTGTTATTGTAGTTGATTCTTTTAGCTTCTAAATCCCTACCCAATCTTTTCATAGGTCCTGATAATGTCTTTTTACCTTGAATTACTGGCTCCATTCCATCTTTACCAAAGCTATTTTTCATATCTTCTACATAATAATCAGCGCTCCATGAATCGTATCCATGCCAAGGGATATAAATGTCATATTCATTTTGTACTTCTAAAAACCACTCTTTTACGTATTTATAATGAATTTTATTTCCTGGTACTGTTCTTAGTAGCCCCATATCTCGCCATTTATCATATGGAATCTTATCTTCCTGTACTCTTTTTTCTAATAAATCCTCTGGCAACCAATACATCTGCAAAACGTAAATAGTTTCATCACCTGGTACCATAAATAAAACTGTTCCACAGGTAAGGTCTGTTGTGCTTGATAAGTCTGAACCGCCTATACCGTATCTAGGTTTCAACTTTGCTATATCAAATGTTGCAGGATTATTTAGTTGTTCAAATGTTAGCCAAGCTTCATGACTTGTTTCTCTAATATTAAAATCCTTACATAGTAAATTTTTTACTAACAAGGGATTAGCCTTTGCTTTATTAACTTTATTTCTTAATTGATCTATTCGCTTTATTGTCCCTAGCCCAGGATTGGCTTGATACCAACAATCTTCATCTATCCAATCTTTTCGATTATCTAATTCATATATAATTGGCAAAAATCTTTCGTTCTTGTAACCGTTCGGATCCTCATAGCCATTTATTACTCTTTCAGCCTCATCATACTTTATATCAAAAACGGATTCTCTTACTGTACCTGCTGTAGTAGTGATAAATACCAAAGGTTCTTCTCTAGATGTAGTACCATCTACAACTACATCATAAAGATTTTGATCTTTCCAAGCATGAACTTCATCTAATAAAGCACCATGTACGTTTAATCCATCTAATGAATCTGAATCCCTACCCAAAGGTCTAAAAAACGAATCATTAAATTCAGCATTTATTTCTGATACTAACGTTTTCATTCTCTTATTCAAAGATGGTGATTTTTTTACCATCCTTTTAGCTTCTAACCAAATAATCTTCGCTTGGTCTTTTTTAGTCGCAACGGCATATATTTCTGCCCCTGGTTCTCCATCTGCTATTTGTAGATACAGTCCGATAGCAGCCGCCAAAGTTGATTTCCCATTCTTTCTACCCACTACAAGCATTACTTCCTGAAACTTTCTTGTTCCATCTATCTTATGCACAATTCCAAATGTAGCAGCAACTAAAGCTTTTTGCCATAGCTCTAATATAAAGGGCTTACCGCCCATTTTACCTTTGGAGTGCCTACAATAATTTTCTATAAACTCTATTGCATGTTTTGCTTTAGCTGGATTATATTCCCACTCAGAGTTAGGCTCATTGATTATCCTAACAAGCTCTTTATATACTTTATAAACTTTAGTGCTAACTCGTTTTCGATTCTGTTTTTGGTTCATCCATTCCCAATACTCTAATATCGGGTTATAATTGTCTGGATAGACTATCTTTTTTACTGCTGTCATTTGTCATCACACCTATGGTTTATTTGCTATGAAGTCTTCAAATCCGTCATTTATTTCTTTTTTAACATCTTCTTTAGGATGTAAGTTCGTTAACTTGTCTATTATGTTCGTATACCTTTGCACCATAGTGTTATAACTCTTTAAGGCAGGATGTTCTCTTATAATTGAGTATTCTCCTTGCGGCATTACGTCTATTGGACCATTTTTATCTATCTCTTTCTTTAATTCCTGAAGTGTTATTCTCATGTATGCTGCTTCTTCTATCAATCCTTTAGCTGTTAGCCTTTTATTTTTGTCTATATCTTTAAATAAATTTGTAAGTCTCGTTATTTCTCTTTTAACTAATGTATCTTTATCTATTTCTTGCTTTTTATTTTTATCTTTAGCTTGTTTCTTACTCATATTTTCACCTGCCTTTCTACCATTTAGGGGAGGGGGTCATGCGGGAGAGCCCTGTGTGTTTTTTGTAGGTGGACACGTGGTATCCGTACAGCCGACACCGCTTTATTTATAGGGGGGTATGAGGTTTATCTCCCACTTCGGTATCTTATACACTATTATTTTGGGATTACTCACCACTTTACTTTATTTCTATCAAATCCCCATTGCTATCAAAAGTCAATCCCTCTCGTACTACTTCTTTTTCTTTTCTATTATGTTCGATGGAATGACAAGTTGCACATAGTAATTCTAGATTATCCCAATTCAAAGTTATATCTGGATTATTTATATTCTCTGGTGTTAAATATATCTTGTGGTGTACTTCATCTCCTGGTTGTCCGCATCTCTCACATAATCCATATACTGATTGCTTATATGCTTCTCTACACTTCTTCCATGTTTTATTGTTATAAAACTTCCTTGCAAATTCTCTTGCCATACAATCACTCCAATAAAAAAGACACTCAATTATGAACCTTTCTATATTAATGCTTTTGCCTCTCTTTCTATGCCATTTAGGATTATTTTGGGATATTTTGTACTGGTTGGAGCAAATCCTTTTTCTTCCCCATATCCTCCATATTTTAGAAAGGCGTTTGTATTGACAAAGAGTTGTTCTATCGCTGTTGCCTTTTCGTTTCTGTAATCCACTCGGTAAAATGTTTTTCTAAGTACCATAGGAACATGAGTATGGGAATGTATAAATACATCAGCGTCAATCACTTCTGCCATTTCAAATAGTCTTATTGCTTTTGCTCCTACTTTTCTTCCTCCACCAGCACCATGTTTCCCGTATATGGCATAAGGCATCTTTCGGCAATTTCTTCCTTGGCTTTTGCCGAATTTTACGAATAATAGATATGCTCCCTCCGAATAAGAATCAAATATATCAAGTCTTTTTGCCACTTGGTACATAATAAGAATCCCATCTTGTTTATAAGTTCTATTTTCGTGATTCCCTTCTGTAATAACAAGAATTCGGTCTTTGATTGGTGCCAGTAACGATACCGTTTCATCTATCTGCTCATTAGGATTTAATTCTTCAGCATATATATCACTTACTCCGTGCTTTACTGCGTTGTTTATTATGTCTCCGTTTACAATCACGTAACGATTTTCTTTTTCTAACACTTCATTTATAAACTGTTTAAGTCTTTTCCTGTCATGCAAAGAGTCGCCTATATGCACATCTGCAAGCGGATATATCTCTAATGTTTCAAATTGAGGCAAGTCATGTTTTATAACTTTCATAGCTGTACCCCGCTTTTTTCTTCCATGAGCTTTTTACAATTATGGAAGTTTATTTCGTACTCATCATAAAACACAAATATCGGTTTACCTTTTTTCTTTGCATATTCCTTTTCTAACCTGCACCCTTCACTATCTCCATATATAAAAACAACATCTGCTATATCTATTAATTTGTAGCAGATGTTTAGGATTTTTTCTCTATCAGAATCATTATTATAAAAGCTAAACAAATGTAATGGGCTAATTGGAATGACTCCTTTTTTTACCCAATACTTGCATATCTTGTCTACCTTTTTTCTGTTGCCTTCTGGGTCATTGGCGAATGGATGTGAAATAAAAGCATATTTGCCTTTTAGATCTTTTAGTTTCATATTATCACCATCTTTTGACTTATAATAAGAAAGGACCTACTCAAATAGAGTAAGTCCTCCGCCCGCATACACGAGCCCCAGAGGGATTGCTCTTCTACCCAAATCGCTATACACGATTTGTCCGCCTTTTCTACTCATGGCAGATAGGCTAAAGGCTCTCTCTGGTCCGCTTATATTAGCGTAGAGAGCTCTATTTATTTTTTCTCTATATTAACATTATACCATATAGAATTTTTTGTGAGCGGACATAAAGCGGACATTATTCCAATACTTCTTCACCATATAGCCCTACTGCCAGTTTGCATATTGCCTCGGCTCTAATTCTTCTACAATGTCTTTCGCTGTATTTTACTTCATATGCTATTTGCCACCATTGGAACCCATGTATGTAATACATTACAATTATTCTTCTTTCAACATCGTTTAATCCCGTTAATAGCTTATTTATCGTTTCTAACTTGCTTTCTAATTTTTCTTTTCTTTTTCTTAATAATTCCTCTGCTTCAATTTTTCTCATAACTGTATCTTCTGTTTGACTATGGATTTTATTTGTTTTGCTTATGCTTGCTCCATCGAAGGAGATTGACGTTAATCCATCTTCTTCTTCTAATTCGCCTAATTGTTTATATATTATCTCTATGTTTAATTTTAGCATGTTATAGTTATATAATAGTTTTTCAACACTTTTATAATATTTATCCTTAATCTTCATGTTATTTATTCCTTTCTCTTGTTAATTTATCTATTTCTCCTCTTCGAAATAACCATATTTTCTTAATAGGTTCAAAATTTTGTGTTAAAATCAAATATCTAGCCTCATTTAATATTTCTGATGGAATATCAATATATATTTCTTTTGTATCAGAATTATAATTTATGCTAAATTTATCACTCATCTATTCTCCTCTCCTTTCAGCCTCTATCTGACTTTGCAGCCAATCGATGTTTATTTTACATTCATAGATTCTTTGCATATTTGATTCATATAGAGATTCCTCAATATCTCTTTTCATTTTTAGATTCGCTATCTTTTCATCTCCTCGTGCAAGGTCATTTATAATTGATACTGGTATTCCATTTGCCCTTAATTCCAGTATTTTCTTTGCTAATTCTACCCTATAATCCTTTTCTGCCTCTGCTTTTGCTTTGCCTCGTGCTTTTATCTCATCTATAGCTTTATCAAGGTTTTGCCTATATTCGTTAAGTTCATTTATAAGGTCTTGCATATTATCACCTACTTAACATTTCACTTGAAATCCAATTTATTAACAATGATGTATAAAATAAGATTATACAAATTTTTATATTAATCTTACGTTTCAGGAATAATATAAGATTTACAATCCACAATATAACTGAAAACCAAAATAATACTTTCCATATCATTTTTTATCCCCCTATAAATATAATTTTCCTCCCATTAGTCTCCTGATAACATCTTCTCTTTTTATTCCTCTGTTTGGATGATGGTTTAACTTCTTAAATACTTTATATGCCTGTTGTGGTTTAAGTCCAAGCAACTCTATTAACTCATCTTCTGTGTAAAATTCTTTATCTAATATTTGTTCTAGCTTTTGCTGTAGTTCTTTCTTATATTTCAAGTCCACTTTTCTATTTCTGTGCGGACCATTTATTCCTCTGTGTTGTTCTGGAGTTAGATATTTGTAATTTAATTCAAAATCTAACCCGCCTTGTGAACGAAAAACTACACATGATGCTTTTCTAGCATCATTTAGCATCATCTCCTTTCCTCAATAAAAAAGGACACAGACTACACTTATCCGTGTATATCTGTGTCCGCCAGTTGTCTGGTAGAACTATTCTTCATACAAGACTGTATATTTACAAGTTACTCGCATAATTTGAGGAGTGAACTACCTCCACCTATAGAGGTGGTGGCTTCGTGGTCGTTGAATTATTAATATATACTCATTATCCAAATTACTACCTCCCTACTACTATCCATATTGGTGGTTTCTTTTTGCCTAATCTAATTTGAAAGAAATCTGGCTTATTAAGCTCTATAAATAGTTCTGACTTATTCTTTTTAACCCATGAAGTAGAAGGAACTAGCCCTAAATCTTTTAGTATTTTAGGCAAGAATCTTTCATTAGTGTATAATGTTTTGTCTTGCCAAGATATATCATTTTCATCTTCTCCAAACAAATGATATAACTCTACTAATGGTTTACCTATTACTATGTTTTCAATCATATAATCACCTTTTATAATTTTATTAAAAGAACAAATTTAAAGGCATATAATACTTGTAGTGGTAAACTCCTCACCAAAATATCTAAATCTAGATATATAACCTCTACTAGTGTTAATAACATAATATTGTTCATATTTTTCCATCATTTCAAATCTCCCTTTCTAATTGAATCATGATGCATTTTTTTGCATCATAATTCATTTTTTTATTTCAACTTCGCAACTCTTAATTATTGAATTAGCCAGTTTATTTTGCATTTTTTCTTTTTGCTTATCTGTTATATATAATCGCACATATTAATTAACTCCTTTCTATAACTAATATAGCAGGATTAGCAACCCCATCGCCCTCATAATTATATTGTTTATTATGCCATTTTCGCAATTCTTCACCGTATTGCCAACATTGAGACAGTATAGAAACTACTGCACCATACATAAAACCTGTAATTCCCTCTATATCTGCTTGATGAGATGTTGATTCTGCTATGTCTTCTAATTTATACCCTTCTGTAATCTTTTCTTCCATTAGATTAGCCCATCTTTCAGCATATCTAAATACAGCAGAGCCATAAGGGTCAGTATTATTTGCTTTCCAATCTTCATAAACTTTGATATCTTTAACTTTCATTTATAAAATTCCTCCCATCATAATAAATAATCTAATGCATATTGAATACCAAATCTGTCTAATAATTTTTGTCTATATTCTCTTATAAGCTCTTTTTCGTTAGCTGATTGATATATTTATCCCTTCTAGCTTTTTAAATTTATAATATAATATCTCTATAGCTTACATTTTCCCTGCCCTATGGTCAGTCTAATCCTTCTATTTCAACTATCCAATATTGTTTTTGCATTTTCCTTAATCCTCATAACAACATTTATCAAATTCAACTTTCTCTAATAGTCCCATTCCCTGCCCGCATCTTGAACCTAGTCCTGCATTATATGCTAACCTAATCAGATCTCTATCCCCTTCTAAAGCTATTAATCCAACATAACCTCTATAAGTATCCTTCTTATATTTGAAATATTCTGGTCTATGAGATAGAATTTTTATTTTCACGTCTCTTGCTGGTAATTTCCCATAAAGTGCATAATATTTTTCTATAAGATTTTCTCCTAATTTTACTTCCATTTCTCTGAGTTTCAGCCACTTTCCGTCAATCCTTGTAGCATACACTGGACTAACTGCTTGGAATATTTCTGAATTAGTCAATGCAGGCTCTTTTATGTAACTTATGCTGTGTATATTGAAACTATATCCAAATAATTGGATGCTACCTATCTTCATTAACCCTTGCACAAATTTAATTACAGTCTCCTTTACTGCTGAAGAAAATACCAACGTAGCTATCCCTTTCTTTAAATGAAACTGTGCTATTCGCTTATTTTGACTAATGTTATAAACAAAGAAAACATATTTTTTATAGCCTACTTTCTTATAGCCTTCATGCAATTTCGTTGCATATTCTTCATCAACTTCAGCTATAGCTCTATAGATAAAAGCTGTCATTGCTTCATTTAAAGGACTATAGAAATCTAAATCTTTGTTTACTATAAAATTCACTTGTACTCTCATCTACATCCCCCCCTGGCACTAAACATAATTCTGTTTCTTTTCTCCAATAAGGAGGTAAAATAGGATGTTGTCTAGCATAAATAGGAATTTGTTTCATCATCATTTCTTCTATTTTCCCTTTGCATTCCTCTGCTGGGATTGGTCTCATAAGCTTTCCGTCTTTCCATATACTCCAGTCTTCCTCAATTTCTTCAAATTCCCATTTGCCAACTTGACCAAAGCCCTGACTTCCCTTTTTGCCTAAATAGAAGATGTAATTTTCTAGCAATCTTTTTACTTCTTCCATATCCCCTCTAACATAAAAAGTAATGGTTTTGTAACTTTGTATTACAACAGGCATGTGGTAGTTTTTATAAAATCCTGCTCCTATATCTACCCTTTCCTTGCCTTTGCCGTTGAATTTTACTATATCATCATTTTTATCATCCCAGCGTTTACTCCAACTTGTTACGCTTTCTCTATGCTCCCCAATCCCAATACTGGTACAATATACTCCATATTTTCTATCTAGAATTGGATCTAACATTGTTCTTATTTGTTCTTCAGTTCCAACTACATTTTTACCTGAATAAAATTCTTCTCCTAATATTTCTTTTGCTTTTGCTGCTGATATAATTGAATCTAATATAATTGGCTCTATCGTTGCTATTGGAGTTCTCATATGTGCTACTACTTTGAAGTTTTTAAACATATCAATCTCCCCTAATAATAATTTTTTACTTTCAGGAAACCTAAGATATTTTTCATCCAGATCGTTAGTCCTGGTTCTGTCTAAAGCATCACAATCTTTAAACACCTTTAATAAATATACAGCAGTGTCCTTATCTACATTATAATTTTCTACTGCCTTTATTCCATTTCTGTCACTAATACAGTGATTTTCTATTATATACTTTACATATTCGTAATTTGGCATGTTTAGATGAAGATTATGTTTCTCCAATTTTTTAATACTCTTAAATCCATGCTTAGTGTCTGTTCCATTATGTTCTCGCCCTATATCATGATATAAGGCTGCATTATATAATATCTGTCTTTGTACTGGACCTATATCTAACAATGTAGACAGCTTTGTTACATTTGCAAGTACCCTATAAGCATGTTCTGTTCCATGAATGCCATTTGCATCTTTAAAAAGTTGACCATACTCATTAAACATATTGCTTCACCTCTGGGAAAGCTTCTTCCAATTTTTTGTATAATTCTGGATAATTTAATTTTAGAAAAACTGCTGTGCCTTGATGTAATAGATCTGTAGCTGTTACATAACCTAACCTTATCCAAGTGTTCCCGTTGACACATTTTTTAAAGTATATCGGGTGAATTGGTAAATTATATTTAACAAGTGTTGCTGCTACATCTTCTAACTTGTACCATAAAATTGGGTAGCAAACCTTACAATAAGTTGGTACATTTGTTTCAAAATTCATCCCATGTGCTCTTGCTGCTTTCATTCTTCTCTTGCTTTCATATGCTCTTACACCTATAAAAGCTAAGTCTTTCTTTTCGGATTCCACAAAATTTTTAATTGCATCAAAAAAATATCCTCGCTTACCAAACTGAACTTTGCTACCTTTTCCCACTACATCAAAAGCTGATACCGGAGACCAATCTATAATAACTTCTCTACCTAGATGCTCTGCTGTTAATTTAATTATGTCTTCTGTGTGAGGGAATGAAGCATCCGACAAGTGTGCCCACATTACAAAATCCCTTCCCATCTCTTTGGCAACTTCATTAACTAGCCCAGCCATTGCTACACTATCTTTACCACCACTAATTGCTAGGTATGGATTTTTGCATCTTTCAAACGCTTCTCTAATTGCTTGCTTCGCTCTTTCTTCTTTTTTCTTGAAGGAAGATAGCTGCATAGCTACCTTCCCCATTTTTACTAAATCAATATTTCTAAAGTTCATTATTTTAAAACCCCTTCTATTTCTCTAATCCACTGTCTTATCTCTTCTTTATTTTCTTCTAGGTAGTTGTAGTAGGTTTCTTCACTTTCTAGTTCGTCATACTGTATATCTACTTGCCCATGCCCTGCTGCTGATTTTCCTCCTATGAATGGTACCTCTTTTAATTTCTTTAGTGTAGCGTTTACCATTGCTTCTTCTACTTTATTGACGTTCTCGATTACTATAGTTCCTATTAATTCAGTTCCTGCGGATAGACATTGCATTTCATATTTCATTTGCACTGGGTCATCATTTTTCTTTTTGGCTACTTCCTCTTTGATGTTGTATTCTACAGACTTAAGGTCGTCTTTCCTTGTATAAAATACTTCTTCTAGCATGTCATAGAAGGATATATCGCTTTCTATACCTGTATAATCTACTGTTTCCTTGCATATTGGTAGGAATATTGGAGCTTTCATTTTCCCTTGAAGTATTTGGTCCCCTATAGCTGTTCCAAGTAGAGCTAATGGCGGACACATCTTTCTAATTCTTCTTCTCTCTCCTACTTCTACATATCTAGCTCCGCCGACTAAAGCTCCACCAGTAAATAGAGTATAATATAGTTTCTCTGAAATTCCTTCTTCAGCAATACCCAATCTTTCAAGATAATCCCTCATAGCTATTCTTCTAAATTGTCCCCTGAATCCATTACCTGAATAAACTGGTATATCTATGAATTCACCGTTGTATAAGAATTTGTTTGTCCTCATAATCTGCATAGTTCCTAATCTTTCATCTCCAAAGTGGCTTAGTGGGCTTAATAATTTCATCCTCACATCAATTTTTATATTATCCATCTATCTTAACCCCTTTCTCTGTAAATTTTACTTGTCTATTCCTTTCTTTTAATTCTCTTTCTCTCAATTCTTGTTCTTTTAAGGATTCTTCCATTGCTTTTCTTGCATCTCTGTTTAGTCGAACTTCTAGTACTAACTGCAATGTTTCTTCTCTTATCAGCTTTAGTACTGCTTGTTTGAATTCCTCTGACTGTTGGCTAACATCTCTAAATATTCTGCTTCTTAAACTTCTGACGTCCATTTTTCTAGCTAGTTTTTCCACAAAGTTTTCATATGAGTTTGTAGTCATTGCTGCTGCTTTGATTTTGTTTCCAAATTCATCCCAAATGCCGTATGCTCTTCTTGAATCTACCTTGTCCCAGTCTATACAGGACCAAATACCGTATATGGTAGATATGGCTACATCTCGTATGTTTTCTTCTGTGAAAGCAATTTCTATACGTCTATCCATTTTATCCCTCCTAAAATAGTTTTAATTGACCTTCTACTTGACTTTGTTCTTTTTCCTTTTGCTGTTTTTGTGCTTGCTTTTGCTTTTTCTTTTCTTCTTTCTGCTTCTTGATTCTTTCCTCAACTATTTTGTTTCTTTCCTCGCTGTTTAGTATGTATACTAGTAGATCGAATTGATGTGTACCTCTGTACTGCCTAATTACATCTTCATGTGCTTTGAATCTTTCTAACCCATATTCTTCTATTCTTGCTATAGAGTATTGCCCAGTCAATATCTCATCCTTTTGAAAATACATATACATATCCCAAATTATGTCGTATAATACTTTCATGTTTGCTCTATCAAATACGTATTCTTTATCCTCTTCTCTGATTATAAATACATTTGTGTTGTTGTTTACCTTACATCTATAAGAGTTGTGTTTTTTAAAGCTTCTCGTGATGCCAATTACAAAATCACCTGATACATACTTGTCTATGTTGAATAGATATTCTTCTAAGTCGTTTTTCTTCAGTAGATATAAGTTGTCTTTGTCTGCTATGATGTTATTTGTTCTTAGTTCCCTTATTTTTACACATGTTGCACATTCCTTGCATATATGAGTACCTTGTATGTTTGCGAATACGTCATAGTCAGTAAAGTTCCCTGATACTACTTTCTTGTATTTAACGCCTTCTCTGATTTCTTTGCCACACATCATGCATTTTGTTTCTACATCTTCTAGTTCTAGATCTGGAAGCTCTATGTTAGATTTCTTCAATGCACTGTATATGATTTCAGTTGCGTTCAACTTATCACCCCCTTTGCTTATAGTTAAGTTTATAATATAATATCTTTAGCTAACATTTTTCCTGCCCTTTTTTAGGGCTTTCTTTTTTTATAACATATCTATTGTGTAATACAAATCATCTAAAATGCTGTCGTTCAGTTCCTCTATAGTTTCTATCCCATGTTCTTTAATCATTGTGTCAATTGCTTGCATTGCTCCATTAAGACCATAGATTCCAATTAGTTGTTTTAAATTGTTTGTAAAATCCCAGTATTTTCTCTTTTCCTTCTCCTCACCTTCAACTTTAATTTTAAAGCTTGAAAATCCTAGTTGCATTTTCTTGCTTAATAACTGCAACAGTTCCTTATCTGAGAAAGCATATTCTGTCAATGTTACTGGTTCTCCGCTTAAAGAATTCTTTTTACTAAGTACTTTTATTGATTTCATCTTATATCCCCCTAATAAGCTTTCTTCCTATCTCTCAATTTATAATCCATTTGTAACGTACCTTGATGGTTTAATATTTCTATTTGTATGTAATCTAATTTTCCTTCTTTTTCTGCTACATTTAATACTACATCTATGAAATTAATCATCTGATTTCTTAAACAACTCTTTTTTGTTTGTGCCACTCTTTTATCTATCTCCATGTAACCCCTCCTCGTCTAATTCTATAACTGTCATAATTGAATAATTTGCTAAGTCCATTATGTGTCTCTTATACTTTCATCTTCTACTTTCTGTTCCTTAGTGCATAAACTCTGTAATCTATTTACCTTATCAGTTATCCTTGTAACTGCCGATATTATCCCTAATTTTTTAAATGTTTCTCCAAAGCTATCCCCATAGTCATGGTTTTTATCTCTGTATATTCGGTTGAGCTGTTTGCATATTTCTGCATGTTTTTCATATTTATTCATTTCTATCCTCTCCTGTACTTGATTCCGCTACATTTGATATAGATTCTATAAATTCCTCTGGCACTCTATCAAATCCCGCCATATTTCTTGCTATGAGGTATACTCTTATTTTTTTTCCATTTATCCATATATTTCTTACTCCGCAAACCATCCCTTTCTGTAAGGTTGGATAGCTTTTTACCCACCATTTGGAATGTTCCCCTTCTATATATCCTATTTTGCGCTTTATCGCAAACTCTTTTGTTGCTTCCCTGTCTATGCTTTTATGAAAAAATGATTTTTTAATGGGTATAAGACTTTTCTTAAAATATATTACATCCCCTAATTTAAATCCCATCACGATTTACGCTCCTTTCAACTTCAAATCCATCAGGGTATCTTTTTCGCAACTTTTCTATATTCCTTTTTGCTACTTCTTCCATTGTTACCCCAATACCTGTGCAAGTTTCTGCTATGTACCAAAGTACATCTCCTAATTCATCTATTAGTTTTTCCTTGTCCAATTCATGACCTTGATAAAAATACTTTTTAAATATATCTATACACTCTCCAGCTTCACCATTTAGCCCCATTAATCCATTTAAAACTTTATCAATTACAGAATTTTTCTTTGAGCTTGTTCTTTGTGCTAGTCTTTGATATTCATTAAAATTCATTTTTTGTTAACCCCCTTTTGTATTCATCTATAGCTCTGTATCTAGCAGATTCAAACATTAATGCCAGTGTTTTTATTTCATTCTTGTTTAACTTTCTAAATAATACTGTATTTCTCATTCCAGTCATTTTTGTAATTCTGTCTATATATTCTTTTTTCGATAGTTCTCCTGTACGGTTACCCCCAATTCATCCAATCACCCCCTTTTATATTGCTCTTTCTATATATACATAACCTTTGTGAATTTCCATTTTTGCTTTCCCATAGAATTGTTTTGTTATAGCAATTTTTTCTTTGAATGTTCTATAAGGAATAGCTTCTATAACAACTTTCTTTTCCTCTCTTTCAAGTCTATCTATCCCATTTTATCCCTCCATTAATTCAGGATTTTCGTAAATATTACCAATAACCTCAACCAATTCCCAAGTAACATCGTCTATATAGTACTTGTACTTTATTTCTTGCAAAACGTATCTATCTTTCGCCCAAACCACTTTGAATTTTGCTATATCTATATCTTTGTGAATATTTCTATCGTATAAAACTATATCTGCTTCATAAATTTCTTTTCCGTTTTTATCATGAGACCCTATAAAAAACATAAGTTCATATTCATTTTCTGGAACTATACCGTGCCAATGCCAATTTTTATACGTATCCATAACCCCTAAATTTCCGTTAAAGTCAAGCACAGGTATAATTGTTGCAAATTTTCTAGGCTTAATCATTCTGTTATTTCTCTTATCCCATACTCTAAATTTAATTTTCATTACTCTTCCTCGCCTTCCTTTTTTTCTCCTTCAACCCACTCAATGATGATATGTCTTACCCTATACCATGTTGTACAACACTTTGGACATTCGTATTTATCGGTACTTGGATTCATGCTAAGTTGTTTTAATTTTTCACCGCAGTTTAGACAATGATAACCGTTCATCTTTCCTCGACCTCGCTTTCTTTTTGTTTCTCAACGACCAATTCTTCTTGAAATAGTCTTGTCATGATTATAGTATCAATGTTCCTCCAAACTTCTTCAGGAAGATTAATCTTTATTTTCTTTTCATCAGGCATGTAATCCACTTGGAATATGTCGTTTGTATTACTCATCTTTTGTTCCCCCACTTTCCTTCTGACTATATGACCAATACAATCTCAACAAGTATAATCCAAGCCAACCGTACACAACAGCATTTATCATTTCTCTACTTAAAAAGTGAGTTTCTGGCGTTATGTTTTCAACGAATAATAAAAACCCTATAATGCAAATTACACTAAACATTAAAATAATTGCATTTAATACTATTTTCATTGGTCAATTTTACCTCCTTCTTTTCTTGCATACCTAACCAAGTTTTCCCACCTTCGTATTGTGTCGTATGGAATTGCAACTTTTCTAATTGACATGTCATATATCAGGAGTATTGCTTTTTCAAGTGCATTTATCAGGTCATTGTAAACATTGTCTGATACACCATCAGGCTTCATTTCCCCTCATCCTCCCCGAATATTTCATTCACTAACTTTCTATACAAATCTGGCTTATTTTCTCTCAGTTGCCTTACAAATTCTGCTAATATTAGGGATTCATCGTCAATTTCAATGTCTCCACCACAACCGCACCTAAACCTTGTGTATTCGTTATCTCTTTGCAGTAAACTTTGTTTGTATAATTCTCCACAATTTCGGCAACGTATTGCTATATTTGCTTCAAATAAAATCATCCTTCCTCGACCTCACTTTCCTTCTTTTCTTCACACTTCATATCCCCATCTCCTTTACGGTTTTCATAATCCTGTCAAACGTCTTAGGTCCTACTCCTTTTGTATTTTCCAATACTTTGACTAACTGTATTTTAAAGTCTGCTTTATTTCCATCCTCAATTCCATCTTGGTAGCCTTGATGGTATATTCTTGCTAAGAAAGTCTCCATCTCTTGCCTGTCCATCTTCTTAATTTCTTTATACAGTTTTCTTGTGATTAATTGCAATTTTTCACCACCCTTCGCAACCATCAGCGTATAAAGGTGGAATCAGCTCCCCATTTGGT